CCCACGAGAATCCTGCGGGGATGAGCGGTAGGAGGAGGTCGATAGCGTTCTCGACGTCCAGGGTTGCGGCCTCATTATTTCGAGGGCTGATAACGATGAGGACACGCCAACGCACACGATAGCCGAGCGCTGTGCCCCGCTCATGCGTAATCCACGGCGAGTCGGGCACAATGACGACGGCAGGGGGCCGAGGTACGGCTGGGACTGTCGTGTAGACCTGGAGCCCTTGCCCGGTGAATGCCGTGACAAGGGCTTCTCTGGCTTCCGTAACTAGGGCTGTCATCCGATCATGCCCTTCACGTCCATGTATGGCCCGAGGAGAGACATAACGCGCCGAGTCATCCAGACCGATAGCCGGTAAGGCCCTGGGCTGAAATCCGTTGCCACGGCCTGGCCGCCGGCGGCGGTGCGTGCCTGGAAGATCTCGACCGCTACGGCTAGAGCTGCCTCTTTACAGGCTGGGGGCTCGAGTTCGTATGCGGCTTCCGTGAGTAGGGACGCGACGATATCGTCGGCGGCTGCGGCCACCTGATCGTAGGGCTCCTCCGGCGGGTCATAGTCGAGGTCCAGCGCTGTGGCTAGTTCCTCACCCGTTACGAGTGCCATATCGTCGCGTCCCTTATCTCAGCGGTTAGACGTTCGTGACTCGGACGATGCCAGCGGGAAGGAATGCTGCGGTAACCCCATAGCCATAGATAGCTATATCGCGACCCAACTTTCCTACGTTTTCTGCTGTGGCGAGGCGTGGGCCGTCTTCGACCCAACGGGCTGCCGCGCCATTCGTCACTACTGCGTTGTAGGCCGCATTCGTGTCAAGCCAAGTGGCGCGAATGACCGGGAGGCCGGACACATTCACGCGCAAGGTTGACGCGGTCGCGACGCCCGACACGTTCTGAACGGTGTAAGGCTCGGGCTGGAAGGTGCTCCATCCGCCGATCTTCTTAAAGACTGCGGTTGAGACGAAGACCGCGCTCGCCGGCGCCTGGGTAGCGTCCTCGACAGTAACGGATGCGCCAAACACGGCCTCACGGAATCCTGCACCCGTGGTATCGGCTGCGAAGTCGTAGTCCTGAAGGCCGGTGCCGTCTAGCCACAAATCCTGCGTAAACTTACGGTCGGTCACGGTCGCGTATGACGCGGCCATGATGCGGTTGTGAGCGTCCAGGTACGAGGGGCTCGAGCGCTGGAGCAGCTGGTAGGAAATGTCCGAGCCAGCGGCGTAGGTGTCAAGAGTCGCGGTACCCTTTTCGAGGTTGATAGCAACGCTGTTAACTTCGTCCTTCTCGTTGGCTTGTGATTCGACAATAGATGTCAGCGACCCATCGAAATAAGGCCAGTTGATGTCCATGCCTGCGACTCCGGCAGACATTGGGCCGCCCACGCCGGTAATGACGCGGCGCCCGAGGTCGATGATGCCCTGAACCTGGAGCATCCAGTTCGGGGGCATAACGCCCGGGTTATTGTCCGTAACCTGGTCGAAGAGTGCGCGTGACTCAACGTCGCCGGCCAGGACTGCCTTGGAGTACTCGCCGAAATCGCGGAACTGGGCGAGCGGGTGAACGGGCTCGCTCACGAATGAGCGGGACTCAACCTGTGAGAGCTGCTGACGTACTTCGGCGATTGCCTCGCGTGCTTCGATGTCTGCGGTCACCGCAGGAGCGGCTTCCACCTCTACGGTTTCAACTGACATTTCTTCCTCTCGGATTGCTGTTACACCGGCCGTAGGGTACGCCGGCATGTGAGTAATGGAGGTCTCCATTAAAGAGGCCGCCATGTGCTGGACTGCGGTCTTAGCCCGATTCCAGACAGATTTGGTCGGCATGAAGCCGACGGACAGACCCTTTGCGGAGCCTGTGCGGATGAGGGTCGCGGCGTCGCGGCCCTGGACCGTGTTTGCGATATTGAAGTCGATGTACAGGCCGTCTGACCTGTTCTCGGCTGAGGTGATGACGCCGATCGGCTCGCCGTGGCGGTAGGCGATTGGCTTTCCAATTACGTCCTCGAGGGCGAAGGCGTTTGGGCCGAATGACTCGCGCACGTTGCCGATATTGGTCTCGACGCCGTAGGGAACTGCGCGGCCGTAGCCCTGCCCGGCGATGTCGGGATTGGAGTCGTCTTCGCGCATTTCGACGATGAAGTCGGCGCTGAATTCTGTGGTCTGCATTATGGCCTCAGCATTGGGTCGGATTGCATTAGATCGGGTAGGTCTAGTAGTTCGCGTGATTCGTCAATCGAGATAACGTCGAGCGGGCGTAACGTTGCGATTAGCCCAGCAATCTCGGCTGGGTTTCCGCGCAAGAATACGGAAGTGTCAAATTCGACGGCGTGACCTCGAGGGGTGATGTCATTCATCGACAAACGCTGCGAAATCTGAAGCATGACGGGCGTCAGCGATAGGTCGAGGAGCTGCCTGTAAAGGTCTACTCGGTTGGCGTAGGTCAAGGCGCTTCCTGATTGCGTAGCGTTGACCCATGCCGCGTCAAGATTTGCCTGCCGGGCGACCGCTAGAGCACTAGCGTTTCTCGCGTCCGTCAGCTGCATATCGTTAGGCGAGAATCCGCCGACCGATTCGGTCGAGATCGTCGAGTTCAGGTAAGCCGTCGAGCGGTTTGTGCGGGCTGTTTCCCAGGCTTCGAGCAGATCGTCGACGACGGCGCCCGGCAGGTCGGCGCCCGAGTTCTTTAGGATCACGTTCGGTACCGGGTACTCGGCGTAACGCAAGGCTGCGGCCTCGAGTGCTGCGGCCGTGTTTACTGCTGACGCCATTGTATCCAGCCAGCCGCCGGTCGAGTCTCCATCGAATCGCACAACGTCGCGAGGCGGGACTGGTACGCCATTCCAGTAAATCGTGCCGAATGCCGGGATCGGGTCCATCATGGCTTCGGTCGTGGCGTCCGGCATAAATGAGACCTGTGAGTACGGCATCCAGTCGAATTCGGTCGGGTAGCCATCCCAGGCCCGAGCTGCTACGCGCCAGTAGGCGAAACCGTACAGGAGGAGGTCTTGGACTGTGCGGCCCATGATCGAGGCGTAAGTAGTTTGGGGGTTGGGCTGCACGAGGACGCCCCGGGCGACGACCTGATCCTTGCCGACGTATTCCTTGAGCGGGAATGCCGAAATGGTGTTTGTGTAAACCTTGAGGCACTTGACGAATGCCGGCACCTGCATCGCTGTGCTGAGTGAGAGCGAGAACGTGCCCGACTGCTGGATCATCGACAGTAATTGGGCCGAGGCGTCGCGGACGTACGGGACCGGCTCGGATACTGCCTGCGTTATCGCGGACTGTATCTGTGCCTGGTCCCGTACGACCTTGAGTGAACGGGGAAACGCCACGGGTGTAATTCTCGTGCCATATCACACCATCGTCAAGTATCCAAGACTATCTGTGCTTTATGCGCGTCGGCGTGTATGAATCCGAGCCATCGGTCGCGGGGTTTTGCTTGCCTGGTATGCCGCGAACATGACGGCCCTAGCTGCGTAGACGCCTCCGTGGCCCATGCGGGCTGACATGAACCATCCGCCTTGACGCTTGGACATATTGGACTGGGTGAAATGCTCCAACAGCGTTTCAGAATCTTCGTGCAGGATTGCCCGGCGGTCGAATAGGTCGAGGAGGTTCTGTGTTGCAGATGCTGCCTCACGCTGCCCGACCAATTCGTCGAAACGCTCCTGGAGCCGGTCCACATAGCCGGGAGTTACCTGTATAAAGAGACTGGGGTGATCCTTGCGGATTTCCCCTAGACGTGCGTCAACATCCTTAATCGTGCGGTGAGTGGTTGCCCGAACAACGATCCGGCCATCCTCGAGCGGGGCCGCGATTGCCACGGCATGACCCATGCCGTCAAAGTCAGACTCGACCGCGACAGACCAAACGCCCTCGGCCGGCAGGCTTTCGTCCGAGAGAGTTTCTTTCCACCAGGAGTCTTTGAGCCAGTGATTAGCTCGAGGCACCCATAGGTTCAGGTACTCGCGGAGCCAGGACGATTGCTCGATGTTTTCCCACTGGCCGCGCAGGAAGGCCTCGCGCTTATCGTTCCACTCGGGGCTCGCGTACTTCCAGGTCTCGGGATCGTCAGGGTCGGCCGTCGGCGGGGCCGACCATTCGAGCAGGAGAATATTCCCCGGATCTTCCGCGCCGAGGTGGTCGATCGCCCGTTGCCGGTATGAGGTCATCAGGTCACTCGAGGAATCACCAGCTGTAGACACTAGGAAGGCCTGCGGGTTGAGCCGCTCGGCCATCGTCGGCGCGATTGCGCCCATGAATACTTGACTCGGGATGCTCCAGGCCTCATCGAGGAAAGCCATATTTATGGAAAACCCGACGCCGGCGGAATCGTTAGCGGCATGGATTAGCCAGCGGTCGCCGGAAGGTAACTCGATACCGGCCCGCTCATTTCCCCAGCGTGCCGCTTGCTTGCCGTACTTTTCTACGGCCCAGATGCCAGCCGGCCTCATAACCTCCATGGCGGTCGAGCGCTTATTGGCTACGTGCAGGATCGTCTGAGGCTCGCCGAACAGTTCCGCGTGGTGAAGCCGCCACATGCAGATCGCCCGGGAAAGCACAGACTTGCCGGATTGCCGAGCGACCGTAAGCACAACCGTCGGCCAGCACAATTCGCCGGTCTCAGGGTAATACTCGAGCGCCCGGTCGAGCGCGTAAGCCTGCCAGCCTCTCAGCTGCAATCCGTACACCGTGGACAGCCAAACTCGGGCCGCGGGACCATGCGTTTCCGTGGTGCTCCGTTGCGGGCCTGTCTCCAATCGTGGCAATACGAAACCTTCAGGATGTATCCGAGCCTTGTCGGTCTGCTTCTGGCCCTTCCTGGAGCGTTCTGGGACCTCTGGGGGATAATTGAG